AAGATGACGGACAAAGTGCTTCTTGATGAGTGGAAAGAAGACCACGGCATAGACAGTGATTTCTTTAAGGTTCGGGTGCTGGGTCAGTTCCCCGATGTAGGATCAAGACAGTTAATATCCGGGTCAGCAGTAAGAGAGGCCAGAGAGCGAGAGCTGCATCCATCTGAGTACGACGCAATGCCGATTGCTATTGGCTGCGATGTGGCAAGGTTTGGCTCGGATGAGACTGTTATTCTTGTGCGACAAGGTAGAAGGATACTCTCGCTACAAACATATCGAGAGCTAGATAACGTTCAGGTCGCTATGCAATGCGCTGAGGTTTATCGAAAGTACCACCAGGCATCGTTATTCGTCGATGAAGTGGGATTAGGTTCGGGTGTTGTTGATACCCTAAAGTCGCTAAACTACCCTGTAGTAGGCGTTAACGCAGGTCGTAGCCCGGAAGACAAGACGAGATTCTTCAACCTACGCGCTGAAATGTGGTATCGCATGAAAGAGTGGTGCGAAAGCGGTGTTGATATTATTGATGACAATGTACTTTGTGAGCAGTTAGCATCAATCGAATATGGCTACTCGCCGACAGAGCAGGTAAAGATTGAGAAGAAAGAGGATATGCGCAAGCGTGGGCTTAGTTCCCCAGATAGAGCAGAGGCATTAGCTCTTACCTTCGCGTACATTATTCCACCGCAACAAATGCAGGGCAGTTTTGAGGCAGATGATTACCTATGATTGAAGTTGATGTAACAACAGAAGACATGAAAGAGGCCGTGCATAACGATAGCGTGTGCCGACACTTTGGCGCTGCGGTAATGAAAGCATACCCTGGCCGCCAGTGGTTGATTGAGGTGTTAGACAAGGGTTATGTCTGCTACATCAAGATTCCCACTATCTCGATGGAGTTCGGTACTGCGGTAATCCTGCATAAAACCCTCCGAAGCGACACCATTAACGTTGTCAGAGCCGCTGGAGAAGTGCTGGAGCGGTTCAATCTCACTCGCGGTCGCACTGATAACATTGATATATTCAACCTGCCGTCGAATCACAAAGGCGTTATAGGCGCAGAGAAGGGTGAGCTAAATGGATGACAAGCATTTAAGTGAAGTTGAAGATGAGTCCAGCCCTGGCGGCGATCCAACAGTAACAAACGATGACGCTATATGGGTTCAAAGGGCATCGCAAGCCTATCAAGCCTCGACTAATTACATGGAGTCGTCGGTACTAAGCCAGTGGGACACAAACATTGACAACTTCCGTAGCCGTAATGCGACGAAAGATGGCGGCAAATCCAAAAAGCTATTCAGGCCCAAGACCAGATCGGCTGTGAGGGCGCATGAGACAGCGCTAGCGACAGCTTTATTCTCAAGCAACGACCTAGTATCGGTTGAGCCAAGCGACAAGAATAACAAGGTGCAGGCGCTCAGCGCGAAGCTCAATAAGGCGCTGATACAGCACAGGCTAGACAAGACTATCCCATGGTTCATGACTTCGATTGGCGCGTACCAAGATACGCTCATGTATGGGTTAGTTGTCAGCAAGACTTACTGGAAGTACGACACAAAAGAATCGCAAGAGTTCGAGCCAGCCGTTGATGATGCTGGCCAGCTTATGCGTGATGAGGAAGGTTTTGTGCTTGGCGTCAGAGGGCAGCCCGAAGTGGTTGTTGATGAGCCGGTGATAGATTTGCTCTCGCCTGAAAACTTTAGGTTCGACCCCAATGCTGATTGGCGCAACCCTGTTAAAGACAGCCCCTACCTGATAGAGCAGATACCCATGTATGCTGGTGATGTGGTTGAGCGTATGGCCAAAGGCGGCGATGACGGAAAGACAGGTGACCCAGAGTGGCGTGAATATCCCCTATCGCAAATACTGGCAGCAGGTCAAGACACTACAGAGAATAAGCAAACCCGTATATCGCGTGAAGGCGACCGCGAAGACCCGAAGGATGTTTCTAGCATCGGTGAGTTTACGCCGGTATGGGTGCATTTTAATATCTACCGTGAAGACGGTGTGGATATTGCGTACTACACGCTAGGCACAACGCTGCTATTGAGCGACCCAGTGCCATTGACTGACATTTACAAGCATGGTCGCGAGGTTTACACGATTGGCGTATCGACCATTGAGGCTCATCGTAACTATCCATCGGCACTCATTGAACTGGGTAGTAATATCCAGGGTGAGATCAACACGCTCGCTGATCAGCGTTACGACAATGTTCGGCTAGTGCTCAACAAACGCTACTTCATTAAACGACAGGGTAATGTCGATCTAGCGGCATTAGCTAACAACAGGCCTGGTGGCGGCGTATTTGTCGATGATCCGCAGAATGACGTTAACGTTATCCAGACCCCTGACGTAACCAGTTCAAGTTATGCCGAGCAAGACCGGCTTAATCAGGATATGGACGAACTGATGGGTACATTCTCAACATCGACCGTTCAATCTAATCGCGCCATGAATGAAACTGTAGGCGGCATGAACCTAATGGCCACGGGCGCTAACGCATCGCAAGAATACATTATGCGCACATTTATCGAGACATGGGTCGAGCCGGTACTACGCACATTGTCTAAGCTAGAGCAGTACTTTGAGACCGATGAAACCATCATGGGTGTCGCTGCTAATAAGGCCGGTATACCAGAAGAAGCCGCTAAAGACGCTGAGGTAATGGATCGACTTATTCAGCAAGATTTGAATATCACAGTCAACGTAGGCTTGGGTAACGTTAATCCTCAACAGAAGATGCAGAAGCTAATGATGGCGGTCAACACTACGTCGGGGATGCCTGAGATGGCAGCTAAGACCGATTGGCCAGCAGTAGTGAAGGAGATATGGGCCTTTGCTGGTTACGGTGATGGTGAGCGATTCATTACACAAGAGGATGGTGAGCCGCAAGAACAAGCCCCGCCACCTGAGATTCAAGCCAAGCAAATGGAGCTACAAGCTAAAGCCCAAGAGGCACAGGCTGACCGCGAGCACGCTATGGCTATGCTTCAACTTCGACTACAGCAGGAAGGCGAGCAGTCTATTACGGAGATGAACACCCGGCGAGAGCTTGAGTTGATTAAGCTATCGGAGGCTAAGGGGTTAAAGCTGGAAGAATTGAGAGCGAAGGTGGATATTGAGAGTAGCAAGGATAAATCCCATAGAGAGATTGAGGTATTAAAGGCAAGCATGTTCAGCAGAGAGCTAAATTTCAAAATGACCTCCGGTAGAAGTGGTATTTGAAGGCGTTAATATGACAGAGTTTACCGACTACGACCTAACCCTATTCGCCCAAGCAGACCTCGGCGAGCAGGCGCGGGAATTCTTAACCACAGACTTGGGCAAGTACCTGGCAGGGTGCGCAGAGCAGCAGATCAACGATTGTAGTCGTGAATTGCTCAAAGTTTGCCCAACCAACACAGATAAAATACAATTACTACAAAGCAAAGCCCAGACAGCAAATACAATTACTACAAAGCAAAGCCCAGACAGCAAGTAACTTTCTTGTCTGGATTAATGAGGCTATTGACATGGGCAGCGTTGCCTATCAACAGATAACACAAACCGAGGAATAACTGATGAGCGAAGAAATCGAAAGCACCGAAGAATTAGAGCCGATTGAAGTTGAAGCACTTGAAGATACTCCACCCCCTTTATCCCCTCGGGAAGAAAAGTTAGAAGAGTTGTCGGCAGCTATTGAGGCCGAAGATAATGGCACTATCGTTGACAATCTTGGTAATGAGATCAGCGACGAAGATTACGACGAGGAAGACCCTGAGCCGCCTATTGTTGCGCCGGAGTCCCCTGTATTCCTGAATTCAGAAGGCGAGTACGCGATGAGCCTTACAGTCAACGGGCAAGAAGTTGTCCGAACTGTTAAAGATATTACCGCCGATTCACAGAAACACCTATCAGCCGACCAGCGTTTAGAGCGCATAGCAGGCCAGCAAAAAGAATTTGATGCGAGGGCAGCCGACTTACTACAGCGTGAAGCTGCGTTTAATGAGCAGGCCGCCACGCAAGCAGACAGCCAGCTATCCAGCCAGGACGTTGGGGAAGAAGCTCTTGAGAGTGCTAAGGCACTACTTGAG